TTCTCTTCGGGGATAATCCTTTCCAAATGAATAGTTAAAAGACCATTGACATACTCGGCTCCTTGCACCTCAATATCATCCGTGAGGGTGAATTGTCGAGTAAATTTCTTTCGTGATATACCGCGATGAAGATATTCGCCACCGGCATTCATATAATCACCAGGCTCTTCCCAAGCAGATTTGACAGTCAGTTGGTCTTCTTTGACCTCGATGTCAATATCGTCTTGATCGATTCCAGCGAGAGCTATGTCGATATAAAAATCTTCTGCTTCTCTGCGGATATTGTATGGGGGGAATCCTTGGTTATTAGAATGAGTTGCATGATGCATTTCATTTAGACGATCGAACATACGATCAAAACCAACGGAATAGGGGCTTAAAGTATTAAACTTAAGTGTAGTCATGTGCTATCTCCTTTTAAGCAAGACATTGAGTTGTGTGCCGGTAATACCCGACGGTTCAATGAGACCCTTTCGGCATCTCACGGAATTTATTTATATTAGTTTGTACTGCCCAATCCACCATCCCGATCAGTTTTTTGTTCGGGTTGTGTTTTTGTTTCTGATAGAGAATACTTCAGAGTCTTCTGGAGCATTCCCTGAGCGATCCTTTCGCCATTCTTAATCATCACCAGAGTATCTGATAGGTTGTATAAGACGACGAATAACGGATCGACATAGTCGCTATCTATTATACCAGTGTTATTCGCTAATGTCAACCCTTTTTTGAGGGCGACACTTGATCGAACATATACCTTGAGGACATGATTGTCTGGGATATCAAAGATCAATCCGGTAGGTATAAGGACACGAGTCTCGGGTGGGATTTTGATTGCAGCGTCACCCTCAAGTCGGTCTTTGGCTACAATGGGGGTTTCTTTATTCCACGCATTATAACTTTTGAGCCTATCTCCAAATTGGAAACATGCTTTAAGATCAAAACATGCAGAACCCTCAGTCGCGAATTCTGGTAGTGTTGCCTCTTGAACACTTCTATACACTTTCATAATATAAACCTCAAAATTTATTTTTTACCAATATTATACTTTACTACTAAATCCCAATCGCTCTTATCTTTAAATGAAATGATTTTAATCTGGTTGAGTGGAGCCACCAAATCGTTGGCCTTTTCTTTGTCGATTATCTTGATCAGTTCCCACTCTTCTAGCAAATTGACGATCGCGTTACGTCGTCCTTTGTCTTCATCTGTAAACGTATTGTACTTGCCATCCAGAACAAAAAGTTCTTTAAAATGCAAAATTGAATATCTACCTTTCTTGTGTAAAATATGGCAAGACTGATAGAGCTTTTTTTCTTTACGCGAGGAAATACCAATTCTTGTGAGCGTCTCACGGACTTTTAGGAAATTGTCTTGATTGGGTAATTCAATCTCGACACCGACGCCCTTAAATATATCTTCTGAATCCATACTGCAAATTCACCTTATTTCTTATTATTATGGAAAAGTCATCATTCTATTTAGGAATGTATCAATTTCCACCCTTCTCCAAACGAGAATGTATCTCACTTAACTGGGATTTGGATAGGGCTTTAAGGTAAAGCTTTGCAATAGACCTCGAACACTGATAGACCTGCTGGATAGCATCAAGATCTACGTCCTGTTCTGGTTTGAACCATTTCGAAAATCTCTTTCTCTTTCGAAGGGCAGCACGATAATAATCGAACTGACCCACTGGGAACATATGATGTCTCTGGTTCATTTCATTCACATGCAGTATTGAATCATCGAAGAATGACAGGCCTCTATTCACGATAAAGGGTAGATACTCTTTCTCCGTGAGAGCGGGGTTGTCTGATTCTCTGATAAGATCCTTCTTGTTATCAGAAACGGCTGAGATGAAATCAAATGGGCTTAGGTCTTTCACTATGTAACTCCTCAATATCTTTCAGTATCTCATCAAATTGTGTGGCGCAGGTACCACAGACCTTGACCTGGTGTTTACCTTCTAGGGTATTCATCGTGATCTCATAGAGATCATGTTTGGTCTTGATCTTTTTTCCACAATTAAAGCATTTTCTTGAGATGAACACTATTTGAACTCCGATTCGATCATGATCTCAGTCAAGAAAGCAACCATATTGATTTCTTGGTCGGCAACAAAATTGGCCTTGTACATATAATCAGCCAGGGTTACAACCAGACCGGGGACAGATTTGAATTCAATCTTGTCACTGGCCGTATCATAGATCCGACGAAAGAGTTCGTTCATATCTTGATCAGAGTTCTTGGCAACCCATTTCCGCATCTCAGTGAAGTTCTTCTGCTTGAGAAGAGAGAAGAGTTCGTCCACCGATTCTTGTTTAAGGTTGACGAAGATACCCTCATCGATAGAACCAGAACCAGCATAGGATTGGAGTTCAGTAAGGACCCGTCGAAAATCTGGAAAATATTTTTCGATGATCTTGGCCACGACCTTCTTGTCATATGTCACCCCTTCCATATCGAGGATGGTAGTCACACGTTTGAAGAATTGCATGGCAAGGGCAGGTCTTTCTTCTGGGTTAATAGAGAAATCTACCTCAGAAAGCCGAGATCGTAGGGGTTCGATAATCCTGTTCTTGAAGTTACAGGTAAAGATGAAACCACAGTTCGAAGAATATTCTTCGATGAAGTTTCTCAGTGCAGGTTGGACACTGGTGGCATTGAGATAGTCTGCCTCATCAAAGATCACATATTTCCGACCACCAGTCAGAGATACCGCTGAAGCAAACGTAGAGATATCATACCGAATCGAATCGATATTGACATTAAGAGATCCATTCTTGACAATATAATCACAGCCAAGTTCATCTAGCATTGCCTTAGCGATGGTGGTCTTACCAACGCCAGGGGTACCAGTCAGGAGTAGATTAGGGATTGTCTCGTCAGAAACAAATTTTTTGAAAGCAGTTTTTGTCTTTTCAGGAAGAATGGTGTCATCAATTTTTTGTGGCCGGTATTTCTCCACCCACAACACTTCGTTGGATTTAACATCCACCATAATATAGTCACCTTAATCATAATATAAAAAAATAGGGGCCTGATTCGGCCCCCAAAGTGGGGTTCTTATTGAACCACCAAGTTCGACAATTCCCCTTCTGGGGGAACGGCGACATCAACACCCTGTTCAGCAGCGGCAGCCATTTGCTGCTCAGAAGATTGCTGAGGGCCATTTTGCTGAAGATATACTTCAAGCTTATCACGAAGCATACCTACGCCTCGGAGTTCGTTGCCTTGGAAGGCACCACGACGTGAAACCACATCGATAATCTGCAGGGTAGTAGCAATATCATTCAGAGTGATAGATACTGGCTCCTGCTGTTGCTGTTGCATTTCGCTCATAATTAAGCTCCTTTATTGTAAGTCGACTTTGAATCAATAGCCACAAAATATGTAGCAGTTTCGCCTTTGAATTGAGAAATTCCTTTTGAGCACAAAACAACTTCATAGTCTTGAGGCAAGAGCTTGAGGTTATCAGTCTTAATGATAATCTTAAACTCGTCGGCAGTCTCACCAATTTCAATACCGTAATCATCGGAACCTTCATTGGAACTGTCGATTGCTTTGAGGAATACCTTACCGTCGGTACCAACGAAGGCAACCTCTGAGAATTGGAGAACACCGGCAGCCTTGACGACTGATTGGAGGTCATCCCAACCCACATTCACTTTCACATCTTCAGAAGGAATGGTAATTTCCTTAGAGGGTGGAACGTGTATCATCGAGATGTCAGCGTACACATATTTTGTCTTACGCTTACCCTCGGAGATAATAAAGTATTTATCTTCGAACTCGACATTTGGTTCATTATATAGACTCAAAATTGAGATGAATCGAGATAAATCATAGATACATGCCTCAGCAGGGATCTCATCAGCAATCACTGCCTTAGCAATAAGGGTCTTCTCTGGAGTAATAGTGCGAAGTTCTCGACCAGGTTGCAACAAGATAGACTTGTTGATGCCGGAAAAGGATTTCAGCACATTCAGAGTTTGTTCACTAAAGTTCATTATATAAGGGTCTCCCTACTTGCGTTTCGGTTTTCTATATTTTCGTTTCATTGAGGATCTATCTGCTGTCATAGATAGACCTAAATCGTGCATCGCCTGCATATCACCTTTGAATACATGCATACCAACATGGTTCAATTTCATCCAAGGGCATAGCCATAGAAACATTCCAGCCTCTCTTGCCTTCTTGCAGAAATAGTAATCTTCAGAAAGATATCGTTTTGTTTCTGGGTCGA